CGTAAATATCATCACTTCTTGGGATGTATTGTAACTGAATTGCAGTTGCAGGATATTCAATTACCGCAGCAACTACTTCATCAATATACATTTCAACAACCGCAACTTCGTTGTTTTTGGTTGCAGCAGTTATTTGGTATTTTAAATTATATGCCACCTCTCCTTAAATTTAATGATGAATTAGACCTTTGTAATGCTAAAACCAAATCATTTCCTCTTAATACAAATGAACCTCCACTCATTCCACCGCCACCATTCATTGCACCTGCATTAAATGTAGTATTAAGCATTCCGCTTAATTTACTTAAAGGGATAATAGCTTCAGGACCAGCTTCACCAACTAAAGCCATTGAAGGTCCATTAGTAATACCACCTGTTGCTCTTGCACCCGAATAACCAAATGCACCTTGAAGCATTCCACCTGCTTTAAATAAAAACTTTAATTCAGGAAAGGCATTTAATAAAGCACTAAATATTGTAGCTTGAATAACCGCAGCAGCAATAGATTTAGCAATGTTTACAAACATTTGACCAATAGCTTCCGATACGTTAGTTCCCTCTTCTAATGCACCCCAAACATTCATTAAACCATTTGTAACATTATTTGCTAACATATTTGCAAAGTTCTCATAAGATTTAGCAAGTGCATCAACTTTTTGTTTTTCTGTTGCCCATTCTTTTTCTCTTTGTTTAGCATCTTGACCTAAAAATTGACCTAAACTATTATCTTTTCCTGTAACCCTTTTAGTTTCTTCACCCATTCTTTTTTTCCTTTGGGCAGCTTCACCTTTATCACCATATGTAAGAATAATAGCATTATCAAATCCTTTATCCTTAAATATTTTTTTGTATTTCTCAATATCCATTAACTGTTGAGTCAATTCATATTTAAGTGCAGCAGAAAAATCTTTTAAAGTATCTAATGACTCTTTTGCTTTATTTTTATCAGGAGTTGGGAATAATGTAACTTTTGCTAATTGACTAAATGTATTTGCCTCAAGGCTAGCAATGTTATTTTTTATATCATCACCTAATTTATTATATTGTTTATTTATTAAATCCCTTTGATATTCAACACTTCTTATATGAGAATGCCCATACTCAATCATTTTTTTTGGACCAGTAACCAACGCTAAAGCATCATTTCTTTTCTTTTCATTTTTTGCATTTTCAGCGTATGCAACATTTAGTTGTTCAAGATTGTTTTTTTCTTTAGCAGTTGCATCACCTTGCATTGCTGCTTGATTAACTAAAGTTTGATAAAACTTTTTATCTTGACCTAATTTTGCATTTTGAATTGCAGCACTATTGCTATATAAATCTTTTAATTGTTTTAATGCTTCTTGTTGTCGTGTTTTATCACCACCAACAATAAGTTCAGCTAACATTATACCTTTAGTTCTTTTGGTTTGTTCTCCACCAATTAACTTGTATATATCATCTGCAACCTCTTTAAGTTTCTTTCTAAATGCCTCTAGTTCGGCAGTTGGTCCTTTAAAGAATGCAATTATATCTTTACTAAATGTAACCGCTAATGAAGATACTACACCAATTGCAACTCCAACCCCTGCTGGACCTGCTAAACCTGCAACCATTGCTTGTAAAGCCTTTTTAGTTCCACCTTCGGTTTTGGCTAATCGTTGGAACGATTCAACCATAGGATTCAGGTTATTAGCCACACCCATAATCCCATAAGGTGCATCTTGAGCAATCCTTGAAAAGTTTATAAGTGATTGCGAAGCATCACCCATTGGTTTTGTAGTTTCACCAATTCTGCTATTTAAATGTGCAATTTTATTTTCAAGAAATGTAATATTAGTATTTAAAGCAGTAATTGCACCAACATCAGTTGACTTTTTTAAAGTAGCTTGAAATTGTCTTAATTGATTTTGTGCTTTTATTAATTCAGTTTGTAATACCGAAACATCCGCATCAATACTTATCCAAAACTTATCAAATGACTCTGCCATAATATTTTAATTTACTCCGTACAACTTTAAAGTCCTTGCCAATTGGTCGCTTGTTAACATTACTTTTTCTTCTTCAACTTCTAAATCATCAATCGCAGGTATATGCCAAAAAGACTTCATACTCTTGGGTGATTTTTCAGTAGTGTTACTTAAATATACAATATAGGCAAGGTTTCTAGTCCTTGCCCATTCGTTTAACTCTTGTTTTTCCTTACCCATTACGATAATAGAAAAGTCCTTCCAAGTCATATCCCAAAACTCATTGGGTCTTATATTGCATTCAGCAGCTTTCACTAAAATATCATCCCAACCTAACTTTACTAGACTTTTTTTTTTCATCTTTAGGAGTTCCTTGTACTGCCATAACAGTATGTTCTACTATATATTTAAGATACAAAAGAACTTGCCCTTCAGGATTAAAAATACCGCCTATTTCATCAATCCAATCGCAAACATCATCTTCGGTAAATTCTACTTCTTGTTTATTGCTAATACATCCTGATTTATATCCGATGTGTATCAGTTTAACAATGTTATCCAAGTCGTATTGGTTACTACCTAAAAACTCAAAGTACTTATCTATTGTGATGTCTTTTGATTTGCAAAATTCACGCATTGACCAAGTACCCCATTTTAATTGAATTGTTTTGTTGTTTAGTTTTAATTCAAACATAGGTTATTGGTTTTAGGCTTGTTCAGTTTGTGCAATTGGTGGTGTACATACTACAAAAGTTGCAGTAAATTTCACATCATCTTTATCAGCTGCATTTACTTCAAAGTCGCTAATAAATACAGTGCTAGTTGAAAGACCACCATAATATACATCACCTGAAGTTGGTGTTGCTTTACCCATTTTAATAGTAAATACAGTTTTAGCAGCGTGAGCAGCATACAATTGTTGGTAAGAATCCTTACTAGGAGTTCCTGTTTCATCAATTGCAAAACCTTCGGCTTTTAATGATTGAGTAAATGATGGACCTACTTGAAATTGGTCTCCACATTTTGAAGTTGCATCAATAGTGTTAACAGTTGATGTCAATGAGTTTGTTGTTAAACAAGCCACAGGTATAAAAGTTGTACCTCCAGCTAAATCTGCTAAAAGGATATAATCCCTTGCTGATACTTTAGTTTCTGCCATTTTATTTTAATTTTGAGTTATTATTAAATTATAAGTTATTATTGTTCTCCATATATTATCCGAAGGGTTTAAACCATCTAAATTTCTAATTGCACCAACCACCAAACTTGAAGCATAAAACCCATTTGATAAGGTTATATTCGTTTCGGAATTGATTGCAGCTAGTATTAAATCGCTTATTGTTTCGGCTCTTTTATATCCAAAGTTACTATTTTTTATTACAATGTCAACATCAATGGTAACCGCATTGGTGTAACTGATTTTACCTTGTTCCTGTGCCGATGCCCTTCCGTTCATAATTACATATTCATTCACTCCGTTATCAGGAGCATACCCATCGTAAACAGGCAATCCACTTGAACTTGTTAAGTTAGTATAAAACCACTTCTTTATTTCTATATTAGGATTTAACATTCTTTATTACATTTTTTATGTTCTTTCTCAAAATAGGCATTTCGCTTTCAAATGCTGGTATTAAAAAAGGTCTTGGTGGTAGGTTTATTTTTCTTATTCCTTTTCCCTTAAATTCATATGCAAAATCTTCATATCCAGCAGGTACATTAACTGTTCCACCTGTGCCAAATTCAACATAAGGAGCATATTTTAAAGCACTTCCAACTGTATAAACAATTTTTTTATCTTTTAATACACTAACTAATTGTATTGAACCTAATAATCTACCCTTATCAGTAGAATTTGCAGCAACTGACTTTTTTGCTTTGCTTTGAATATTCAATGCAGATGCGTTGACTTCATTAGCAACTTCCTTTTCTATTTCAATAGGTAATTTCCCTAATCTTTTAATTAGTGCATCAAGTCCTTCAATCTTAAATGAAATATTATCTGCCATTAGAAATACATTAATATTTCGTAAAATCTAAATTGGTTTTCTACATCCTTCAAAGAATGAATAACATAAGTTTCGCCCTCTGCTTCTATTTTGTAGTTATTATTAATCGTTACATCATAACGGATAAATAGCTTTGCAGCCCTTGTATATGTTATTTGTGCATCCATTAATTTTCTGCTTTCATCCATTGGTCTAAAATCCCCAAATACGACCTCTTGTAAGGCATAGGTAGTTGTGTACCCACCTTGTCCATCAGCGGTGATTGTAGGCACATATAAGCCTATTTCCGAGTACATTGTATTCGCATCTACATAGTTTGCCTTTTTACTTCCTAATCTCATAATATTGGGCTTATTCTTGTCCAACGCTGACACGCTCTCCAAGTTTTTTCACAAATTCCTTTATTTGAATCTAATCCTCTATTTTCGTAATCGTAGCTTACTTGGTCTAATATAGCAATCTTTAAATCGTTTGGAATGGTTGTATATCCACAAGTGTAAGTAAACTTTAAGTTTTGATATGATGGTCTAATTAGTTTAGGAAACTTACCACCGATTAAAGTATAATCTCCAACGGCTATTGTATCGCCTTGCTCATTAATTAAACTTGTTATTGAGTTAACAGGACCATAAGGTAATTCAAACGCACTATTCCAATTGGTAAACCATACAACGGCAGTTTTAGGAATAAGACTTAATCCTGTACCCACTTCAACCGCTTCCCTTGCTTGTTTAATCATCAATGAAATTTGATTGTCATCAACTGAAGTAGTAACCCTGCAATACAATTTAGCCTCTGCTAATGTTACAGGTTCGGTTACAGGTGCGGTGTCAGTTAAAGTAAAATCTATTATAAAATTAGAATATGCCATATCTCTTTTTTACAAATTTACAATAAATATAATAAAAAACCCCACCGATTAAGATGGGGTCTTTTTTATCTAACCTTTAAAACTATACGTTTCCTAAATCAGCATAGATTGCTGAAGTTGGTTGCATTAAGTTGATGTCCTCATAACACTCAATTCTCGCAGTAACCATATTTTGTTGGAAGTTAGATGCGTTCTCATAAGAGAACTCAATAGCTAATCCTTCAACTTCAACACGCTCACAATAGTTGTTATCCATAATTAAAACCTTGTCATCAGTAACCCAAGATGCAGCAATTACAGGTACTCCCCATATTGTGATGCCACCATTTGGTGAAACGATAACTGAACCATTACCAGCGTAGTAACCAGCAGTGATAGTTTCTTTCAATAAACGACCTAATTGAGCAGGGCTTACCAAAGCAACTGAAGCTACAAAGTTTGCAGTCTTTTGGTTACCGATGTAATCAACTAATTGCTTTAAATCATCAGTTTCAGCAGTTGTAGTAGAACCTGTTGCAGCAGCAGATACAGTTGCAAAGAAAGCAGCGTTTTCTGCTTTGAAGAAATCTCTAGTCAACATTCTTGGTAAAGTTGTGCTTAAAAAAGGCAAACTTCTAGCCATTTGTTTTGAGAATGTAGAGAAACCTGCGATGTAATCGTTAACCACTTTAACCTCGCTTAATGCGTAGCTATTCTCACCTTTGTTTGAACCTTCAGTTTGAGCAGCAATGTTGTTAGTAGTAGAAGTTTCTTTGTAGAATACATACAAACCACTTTCGCTACGAACTGTTGGAACTAAATCACGGAAGTTAATTGCTTGACTTGGTAATACAGCAGCGTTAGGAGCATAAGATGCTTGAGCATCTCCTGTTAAAGAAGCTGACAAAGTCATTGATTTAACATCGCTTAAATCTAAACGGAATTTACCATTTGATTTCATTGATTTTTCCATTTCATCTAATCTACCATCTAATTTCTCAATGATAGCCTCATCCATAAACTTTACTTGTTTAGATGCGTTTTTCTTTTGTGTAGCAGCTTGAGCATCAAATTGTTTTTGTGCTTCATCTTTTACTACACGGATTTCAGCGTTTGTTGCTTCCAACTTCGCTTCAATACTAGCTTGAAAACCTTTAAGGTTATCAGCCATTTCGTTAATTACGTTTTCCATTTTTACTTTTTTAGTATTTTATTAAATTCTTTTATTGCCTTCAAGATTTCCGCATCATTGTTTTTGACTTCCTCAATTATCGGCTGTGGTGCTTCTGCGACCATAGTGATTTCTTTAACGATTTCAATCTCCAATAAATCTGCTTGAATCCTTTTTATTTCAATCTCCATCAACGCAAAGGTTTCATCGGTAAATTTACCGCCTTTAAACGCTTTCAAGAGTTTCTCTAGCCTGTTTGCTAATTGTTCTTTCTTTACTTCACTCTTTACTGAAATGGTTGGTGTTTCAGGGTTTGCTGCCCACAATACCGCACTACCTTCATAAAGTTTAAGTTCAGTAATTGTTCTTACTCCATCCTTACCTACGCTTGAATTTATTGTAGTAAATCCAATTGAATGCTGATTGATTAAACCTGCATCGTACATCTTCATAATATCTTCGCCTGTTTCGGTCATTACTATTGGAGTAATTGCAATAAGCATATCACCTTCAACGTATAATTGTTCAGGCTTACCAATAACCGCTTCCATTTCAGCACAATGGTCAACTAAAGACCAAATCAAGTTTTTACCCATTGGACCTCTTTCACTCAAAGTCTTTGTGAATGCTTCAGGAACGATAATATCATTGTCTAAATCTACATTACCTGTTCTTGCCCATACCGCTTTTACTCTGCGTTGTTCGGTGTCTACATCCATTACTTCGTAGCCGATGTCTTGTTTTTCAACAATTAAATCTTTTGATGCGTAAGTTTTCATATTTACAAAGTTATATTTTTTTTTGTTATTCAAACAAGTCTGCAATCAATCTACCAATTTGCATTCCTACTGCGTTAGTTAATATCCCCCAAATCATTCCGACATTCCCTTTTGGTGGGTTATTTTCTAGCTTTAATAGTTTACCATTTTTATCCCTTTGTGCCTCATATCCTAAAGTACATCGGCAGTTGCAAACATCAGCAGCACTTCCACTTGAATCGCAAGGATGAAGCATAAATTCAAATCCACCTTTTTTGTTTTGTATTTTAAATGTCGCATCCATTGGGATTTTTGTGCCATCCATATTTAGGTGGTCAAATTGGTCTCTTGGAATCCTTCTTGTTCTATTATCTTTTGCAGCAATCCATTCTTTGACAGTTACTAATCCTGTACTTGTTGCACCAACCATTGAACCGATATTCGCTGCCCTTCCTGTTTCCGTTCTTGCTATAAGTTCTGCTCTATAATCCGTAATTCCTGCACCCCTTAATAAAACAATTGTTTCAGGTAGTGTTAGGTTTTTTTCGGCTGATTGAACTAAATATCTTCTTATTTGGTCTTTGGTAGTTTGAGTAATATCGGCAGCTAATTGGTCAAGCCCTTGCGTTTGCAAATACTGAAGGATTGTGTAACTAAACAAATCCGTTTCAGCTGACTTTACTTCCAATGCCTCGTAATGCCCTTTTACTGACCTTTTAACGACCTTACTGCTAATTTGAGCCATCTTTACACCCATAGCCAAATGAAGCTTCTGTATGGTCTTTTTAATGGCTTTATCGCTAATTGCGTTGTAGTCTAATGTACGGCAATAGGTGTTCACCTGATTTTGTAGTTCTTTTTTGAACTTCGGTGAATATTGTTTTAATGCGTTGGCATAAAGTTTTTTATAGTCTTGCCAAATCATTTTATGGATTTTGGTCAGGTATATTCAAAGGTTGAAATTGGTCAATAGTTTGCAATCCTGTTGGGATGTAAAGTTTTTCTAATTCTTCAGTAGGGATATAATCAGGAACTTCAATGTTCATTATTTCCAACTTTTGTTTAGGGCTAATCCACCACGCTTTATCAAGCCAATCGGTTTGCTCGGATTTATTTGCTTCTAATTCGCCAAATACTGAAATGTCATAATCAACATAAAGATTTGTTCCTTTATAACCCCAATCGGAATGTAATTTTCTATTAAGATTATCAGTCAAAGAGTTAAGTAATGGGATGGCACAACGAAGTGTTAATGCCTTTTCCCCTTCTTTTTGATTGTTATAGGTCTTTGAATCGCTATCGTTTAAAAGTTGACTAGGTACTCCGTAGATATTACAAAGTGCTTTTAAATCCCATTTTTCCGATTCTATGATATTAAGTTCAACAGGTGAAAGTCCGATTTGTTTCCAATCTACTTTATAACCTGATACTGCTATTGAGTTGTAGTTTAAACTTCCCCCTTTTTCGCTTACTGCTTTTTTAAGTGCTTGTGCTTGTTGTTGCCCACTTGTAGGGTCAAATCGGTCATCGTTCATAAATAAAACTCCAGCAGGTCCACCATTTTGGAATGATGCAACGGAAGCAGTTTTAGCTTCATTTGAACGAGTTAAGTTTTTTGCAGCAGCCATCAATGGACTTTGCCCATAAAGTTGATTTCCTGTTACATTCCATTGTGGATTGAAATACTTATCGTGTAAGATTTCTTTTGTATCAAATGCCCACATCACACCATAGTAAAGTTGATACCCTACTCTTGTAGGTGGGAATACGTTAATATCAGCTATGATTGCCATATACTGACTTGGAAGTGCAAACAATTCATAAGGTTTCCCTTGATTGTTTCCAGCTTCAATCATTTTTGCGTAAATGAAAGTGTTTCCTGTAATTAGTTTAAATCCACACCATTGTTCAACAAAATCACTCCAAGTATCTTCAACATTTGGATATTTAAGCAACTCGTTTAATCGTTGGTCGCCTGTATAAAGTTCGTATGCCTTTTTGTGTAATGTTTCTAGTTCTTTTAAGTTGATGTCTTTTTGTGCAGCCATTGCTTTGTATTTCTTTGCTGCCCTTTCATCTACAACCCTATAAACATTGAATGGTGCTAATTTAGCTTTGTCAGTAATTAACTTTACTATTGAATAAACAATATCATTTGCTACATATCCATCATCAACAAAACTTTTAGCATCTCCGCCCTGCCAAGTAACAATACCTTTTTCTATTGCTATTTGCGAACTCAAAGGAATTGTTGGAAATAGTGTGTTAATCTTCTTTTTACTGAAGATGTCAAATAAACCCATATTATTAGAATTTAAACAAAGATAATATAATTACACTAAAATACACTTACTTCAAATCTCATCTTGGTCAAATGGGTGAATACTGCATACCTTGAAGCATCCAAAGCATCATCATTTGCTTTGACAGGCTCTTCAATTACATTATCGTTTTTATCCTTTTTCCATTTGTAGGACATAAACTCTCTGCGTAGATTTTGGCTATGATACTGAATGTTTATAGGATATGATTTCATCTTTACGATTCCTGCCCATACATCTTTTTGAGCAGGTTTAATATTAAATCCTTGTCTATAAAGTTCTTCTATTGATTTGGGTTCTGCTGCATCTGCGTAGATGGTTGCTCGTTCAGGCACTTTTTCTTTTATCAATCTTGTAAGGTCGGATAATGTAAGACCGCTTTGATAAATGATTTCCTCAAAATAGTTTTCTCCTTCGTGATGTGTAACCTTTATGAGTGCAGCTGGGTGGACATAACCAAAGTCAAGACCATAGAATACATCTCCATCGGGTGCGGTGTCGTAAAGTTTCCATTGGGTGTAGATTAATTCTTTTGCTGCACCTCTTTCTCCTAATCCGTAAACCTTCCACATAAAATCATCAGGTAGGTTTTTATACTGCTCAATGTTTTTTATTTGTGATTCGGATAGGTTTGGGATATTATTTAGGTAGGTTGAATGAATGCGTTTGTTTTCAGGGTTGTCAGCTATTTCATAAACCCAATTGACAAAGTCAGCAGGATTCCAATCTAGGAATACCTTACCTGTCGTTCGCATTAAGAGTTGGTCGTATAAAGTTCTTTTGATTAAGTTGGCTTCGTTGATGAATAATACATCCCTTGCTGGTCCTCTTGCCTTGCTTTCATCTTCTAATCCAAACAGTTCAATGTAAGACCCATTGGGGTAAGTGTATATAAAATCGGAAAAGCTAAAGTCATTGTCTTGCCATAAACCCCAATTCTCCATTATAGATTTAAAATCCCTATAAACTCCACGTTTAATATGTGGAAGGGAATGCGATACAATTGAAATCCTAGTCTTTGGATTGTTGTATGCTATCTCAATCAGTAACTGAACAATTGAGTAAGATTTTGAACTTCTTGTCCCCCCCTCATTGCAAATGATAGGATAATTGCCTTCATACGCTCTTTTGTTGGCAAAGAATACAGGGGTTGCATTAATCTTCAATTGGTTTGCATCGGTCATCTTCTTGTATTACTATTTGAACGCTACCTTGAATGTTTGCGTTTATGTCGGTTGTTTGTTTTGCTCTACCTTCTAATCTATCAAGGATTTCCTGATAAGCCCTTAAATCGGATTTCATTGCCTTTGCAATTATCTTCATATCTAACTGTTCAGCTATTGTAAACTCCTCATCTTCTCCTGTAACA